GTGAGGGGCTGGGACTGGGGCTGGTTCCTCCTCTTCCGTAATTGTATCCAGCCATATAATATTGAAGACCCACTGTGGCTTTTGTGTAATTTGTTAGTGTTGCATTGCCACTAGGCGGAGTTCCATTTCTGAGTGTTGACATACCACCCGTAAATAACGGAACATAATAAGCGTAATCAATAATTGTGGTGTCTATAACAGTTACAAAATTACTAGGAATTGAGATCCCCCTGGCATAACAGTATCCAGCCATATAATATTGAAGACCCACAGTGGCTTTTGTGTAATTTGTTAGTGTTGCATTGCCACTAGGTGGAGTTCCATTTCTGAGTGTTGACATACCACCCGTAAATAACGGAACATAATAAGCGTAATCTGTGATATTTGGATCAGATGAAGCCATTATTATAAACTATTATTATTATGTGCCTGAAGATCAGCTGTTAAATAATCCTGGATCATACTGCGTTGATTCTGTGAAGGAACATTTTGTATTATAGAGTAAACAGATGTTAAAATCATATAGTAATTAAAATTTGTACTCCAATCAGTATCACGCGTTGCGGCTGAAGATGTTCCATAAATGCCTGCACAATCAATGAAAAAATCAACTAGATCGTTTATTGGTAGATTTGCAAGATATTGATTATTAATTCCATTTGTGGTATCTTCGCAAGTAAAATCAAAAATAACTGTTCCTTCACCACTGTAATAAATATCCCTGGTTGTTACATATAATGTAAGATTTCCCAACATATCAACAGTAAAAACTACATCATTTGTATTATAATCACTTGGTGAATATTTACCTTTCCATTGACCAAACCCAACTGATAAAGGACATGTAGGACCTGGTGTAAATAATGGACTAGGACTAAATCCTGGTATTACTAATGGACTGGGACTGGGACTGGGTGATGGTGTGGGACTGGGGCTGGGAGATGCATTTAAAATTAAATTTGAACTTCCGGTTGAACTTGAAATAGTTAGAGTACCATTACCATTATAACTATAATTAAATACAATTCCTGATATATTATCAACGGTGCAAGTACCAGTTGGGCTAAATGTTATATTACCAGTTTTATTTACAATTGTCCAAACATCACTATAATCTGTAAAATTAACAGTACCAGTTACAGAATTTGTAAAAACTAAATTATTTATATATACATTATTAATAGAAAAATTAGTTGAAGTCATTGAAGCCTCCATATTATTAAATGTATATGTACTTATTATTGGACTTGGACTTGGACTTGGACTTGGACTTGGACTTGGACTACTCATATTAGATAAAATAAAAGAACCACTTATACTACCGGTTATTGTTAATGTTTTGTTACCATCATAAATATATGTAAATGTTTGATTGAAATAAGGTGAACCAGAAGAAATAGAATTGAATTGAACAAGTCCAGATGGCCAAAATACTGCGGTAACGTTGTCATTTATATAAGTTAATGTTGAATCTGCTGATGCTTGTGGCAGTTGATAATTTATAATTGAGGCATTGCCAGTGCCACTTGTAATTGGCATTGATACAGATATAGAAGAAATAGCATAATAAGTAGTTCCACCATCTTCAGTAATACGCAATGGAGAAGAAGTTGTGAAATTATAAAGAAGTACTGAATTTGGACTGGGTGGAGGAATGATTAACGTACCAATTGAAAAAAAAGGATATAGGTCTAATCCTTTGATGTAAGTACTTGGATTTGTAATTTTATTATTATAACTATCAACAAAATATCCATATAGCGCGGTATACTTAGTAGTATCTCCGTTAGTAACATAAAAATATATTCCATCGGTAATATTACTCATTTTGATATATTTACCTGTAAGTATGGATGGAAGTGTTTGATACACACTTTTGATTGTGGTTACTGCACTATCAATGTAAATGTAAATATTATTTAAATCA